GGCAATGCTTTCGCATCAAAAAAATTACTTTGCGTTTGCTTCTGTTTTTGCATCGCATCGTTGCGTGTTTGCATCTGTTGTTGTCGCTTTTGATTGATGTATTTTGCGCCGGCTTTGCTATTGCACTTAAGGTGTGCAGGCCGTAAGTTTTCTAACTCATGCCCACCGCCGGCATCGTATGGCGTGATGTGGTCAGCGGTATCAGCACCACCACCACCACACAACGCGCAGTTCGGATTGCCCTGCAAGATGATCGCGCGGTTCTTTCGGTACGTCACATCAGCAGTTCGCTTCGGCATTAGCCCAAGCCCCTAGCGCGTGCGTTCCGCACTTGCTGTCTGTTGTCTCGCGCTGCCTCTGTTGTCATGTCCAAGTCTCCTGCTCTCTTATTGTAATGCATCTGCAAGTCCGTGTTGTAGAGCAGACCTAGCCCAAGCCCCCCATCGAGATGCCTCACTTCGATTACCTAACCAATTCACGCGCTTTGCCATACCGCGCGTCATGTTTCGTCTAGCACACCACGCGCATGGCAATCTACCCACGTCGCCGTGTGTCATCCATCTACCCTGCGACAGGCTTAGGTCATGCGCTGTATTTATCGGAGACTATCGCACTCGGCCAATGCCGGAGTGTTTTAAGGCAGTCACATTGTCAACGCCGTATGCGTACAAGCAGATGTGTATGAAGATTCCACCTTGCACGAACTTAAAATTAGGCGGCAACGCCATTACTGCGTCAGCCGTTTGCCATAACTTGTCAAACCATTTACTTCTACCCATTGGCACAAGACAGATCCCGTTAGCATGTTCTCTAAATTTGTGAGCCCATTGACTTGTGTGACTAAACGGTGGGTTCATCCATACTGTGCCATGCCAATCCTGCACCAAACCATCATCCTCTTGCGTGTAAAACGCTTTGCAAGGCGTGTACAACGGTCCATCGGCAGGGCAAGCCACGTCTAAATCAAACTCAACTCCTAGTGAGTCAAAGATCCATTTGGGCGTGTCATAGTCATCGCTTGTCGTGCCTTCTTGGCGTGTGGTAAATAGGCGTTCTTGCATCAGTTATTTTGGTGGTCGTAGGCAGAACACTATCCAAGCCACCAGACCTGTGAGCCACAATGCGACTAGGAATCTCATTGGTTGCGCGTATTCCACAGAGCACCCAGCAATGAGAACACAGCACTCACGCCTAGAAACAGAAATATCTCTACATCTACCGGCATGGCAATCACTTGCTTTCCCACAATTTATCGTGTAGGTCGTACTCATGTGATCGCACATCATCCACAGTGCGCCGCGTCAGGTTCTTGATTGAGTAGCCCGACTGAAACAACGCATCTACTACAGCATCAATGGCATCTGAGTACTTGTGCTTTATCAGTTGCTCGACATCTGCTGGCCCTTGATACAGAGCGCGCACACTAACGTAGTTGTTCTCCTGCACGATGGTGACCGTGTACACCTGACGCAACATCAGAACGGATCCTCAAGCGTTGTGTCCTCTGGTGGTGCCGGAATAGTCTCGCCAGCCAGCAGGGCATCAATGGTTGCCTTTGCCTGTTGGATCGTAAACCTGTCCAGATGGATTGGCGGTGTTTTGCCTGCTTTCTTGCTCAGCACCTTTATGTAGTTTTTCTGCTTCTCAGATGCGCCATAGGAAGCGTTGGCTGTCTGTATCACCTGCCCTGATTCTGTGGTCACTGTGGGCATCTGGGGGCTTGTAATCGTGCCTGTGCGAGCCACTTTAGCCATTTCCTCACGGCTTGGCCTGAGATGGCCTGAGTAGCCACAGTTGGCAAGAGCACGGCCAATGGCACTGGTTGAGCAGTTTTCAATCCTGCTGGTGCGGTTCACAGGGTTAGCGTCTTTGACTTCCTCTGCGTAGTCCGTTGCTACCGGCACAAGATCAAGCCTGTCAAAGTAGATGGCTGCCTTGATGACACAGCGCGTGCCATCGTCATAGATCAGTTCCGTGTGTACGCGCCCATCTTTGTGATCAGCCCAGAAACGCGCAAGACGTGCATCTACTGGTTCGTAGTTTGCTAGGTCAAACGCCATCAGACACCTGACCAAACTTTGATTGGCGCACAGTGCCGGCGCTTTGATGGGTAGTACTGCTTAGTGTCTTTGATGATGCCCTGCTTGCACATACGCAACATCACAGGCCCTAGTGCGCGGTTGTCATGCACTTGACCAGTCATGCCTAACTTGTCCAAGTGTTCCCACACATCATCAGTAGTGAATCCGAGTGCGCTAGAACGTGCGAGCCACTGCACTGATGTCTCCGCTGCTCGAATCCAGTTACTGTCTGTGTTGTGTTGTACAGATGTCATTGCAATGTCGCGCAACACTTCCGCATCAAATAGCGATGGTGTGTTCATGCGCCAAACCTCATCAATCGGTTCTGCAAGTATTCGTTCTCTTTGTACAGCGTTTCTGTGCGATCACGCAAACTATTCAGCAATTCGCTTTGCTGTTCCATCAGTTCGTTTGCTTCGCCGATCCACTTGCTGATTGCCCACAGTCGTGACGCTTGATCAGCGTGGCCGTGTTCAAGGCTGTGGACTGCGAGATCCTCTAGCCACCCAATGTTGTCCGGTATGTTCATAATTTCTCCTGCCGTTGAAGTTGTACTTGGTCAGTATGACACATCGTGACAAATACCTGTGCGATAGTCAGCCCTTGCCACTGGTGGCACGCCAGTTGCCTATGCCAGACCCCTTGTAGATGGCGCTAGCGACCTTCAAATTGCAGTCAGGCTGTAGTAGGACGGTCAAATCACCTAGCGCACTGTGGCACGTCTGAGCCGTCAGGGTGACCCAGCCGCTATTGACCTGCAGTAGCCCTGAGTCATACGACCTGACCGCCTTGCATCTTTTGTAGGTGCTCGCTGGTGACAGTTTGCAATCCTTGTATGACGTGCCAGCGCGGTAGTTCCAGCCGATGACCTTTGGCTGACACCTGGACTCTCGATACATGATTTTACTGAACTCAGCCACTGGCAGACCGTACTGCTTTAACTTGGCGTGCCACTGTGGACATGAGTTTGTAGCAGCGCGCGCTGTGTCGCTGCCGTAACCAGTTGTCATTATCATCGCGACCAGCACAGCCACGATCAAACGCTTCAGCCTGCCACCAATGCTGTAGGCGAGTTCCACAAGTCATCAGCACAGTTGCGCTGTGCAATGGTGGCCTGCAATACCTGGCCGCTGTGGTCATCTCTAAAGACCTGGACTAAAACTTGTTGGCCGCTATCGAGCCGCCCTTTGTAATGCTCGTAAATCACTACGTCTGGAATCATGGTGTCTCCTGTCTGCCGGTGTAGAGACTTTACCCACTAACAATCCACAGGATGTGGACTTCTGCGCTAGCCCTTATGGGTATGGGCAAGATGCCCATGCTTTAGCAAACTTGGCCGCATCTTTGGACATGGCTTGGTCAATCTCAATGTGCAGCCAATTAGGAGTGCCATTGTATGATCCAGCGTTATCTGACGCGGTAAAAATTTTGACTCCTTGCAGACCTTCGCCCCGACTACATCTGTAGCCAGCGCCATACTCGCCGTATGCGTACCAGTGAATCTCAGAGATGCCAAGTGTCTTTGAGTTAGCCAGCAAAAACTGCCAAATTAGGAACGCTTGCTTTTCGTTTTTGTACTGACAGTCAAATGCGCTGCCAGTTGCGTGCACGCTTTTTTGTGGCGGCTTTATGTTGTTGTTCATGTTGCGATTGACATAAGTACCAAGATTTTTTGTTGCCCACCTAGCCGCGCACAGTTTGACTAATTCAGTAATACCGGCAGATGTTTGCTTACCGTCCCACGCTGGATAGTACTCATAAACCCTGTTAGGCATCTGGCTTTTTGTCTTTCAATCCGTTAGATGCAAGCACGCCCGACAGTGTGCCGGTCAAAAACAGAATCATTGGCGTAACGACTGACCATGCGTTTTCGTCATTTGGGCTGATGTCAAGCGGCTGACTGACAAACAGCAGGCCATAAATCAATGCAAACAACGTGCCGACAAACGACAGTGCGAGCGAGATGCCCACAATAAGCACCAGCCTGCCTTTAAGTTGGTCGTTGGTGTAGCGCTCTTTCATAGTTTGCACTTTACGTCAGATGATGTGACTGTGCCTAGCGCTTTGTTGCGTGTGCAGTTCTCGCGTACTCGATCACTGCACGCTGTCAGCGTCAGTGCAAGCAATGCGCCAATGGTCAAAATTTTCACGCAGGGCCTAAGTCCTCAATCACAAACGATGTTGTACGACCGCCTGAACCGTAAAAGGTCATCGTTCCGGCGCTAGTTTGCGCCCGTAGTTTTAGCGTCGTACTGCCAGCAGTAGTAGTGAAAACATATTGCAAAACTAATGATGCAAAAGAGTTCAACGGAATGTCTTGATACCAACTGTCTTGAGCCGTGTTCGCAGCATTAGTGAAAAAGAATTGACTCTGTGATGCAGTAGTGACGCTGACAAATCCCTCAAAAGTGGCGCGGTAGAGTCTATTAGCGACTGCCGTCCACGTTGCCGTCATATTAGTAACGTCTGCTACGGCGGTTGATACCGTTGGACTAGTTGTAGATATTGCGTAAGCCATTACGCCGCGAGGGAAATTATTTTCCTGCGTGGCGGTCAATATTTGACCAGCGACAAAATCTACGTTCGGTGATACTGCCATGTAAACTCCTTAAAAACTCAATAGGTTGTTGTCTAGAGTACCAAATACAGTGTTGTCAAGTGTCAGATACTGGTTGCCATCTGTGGACTCAAACGTGTAACTAATGATGTGGCTGGCTGGCGTAATGCTGTGGTTGATGCCTGAGATGATCAGCGTCTGAGATTTGGTCAATGGCGTGCCGGTAACAAAGTTTTTCTGCACTGTGGTGATATTTGTAAGATCCAGGCTGAACAGCAGATTTTGATTGGCAGTCGAGAGCGCCGTCAGTTGAGTGCTTAGCCCTGTAAAACGCACGTCTGGGTTCATGTACTTGCCAAGCAAATAATTACCTAAACCCGCCACTTCGGCCGTAGTCGAGTTCAACAGATTAAGCAACGAGTATTGCTGTGCCTGGTACAGCGCAATAGATGCCGCGTTGCTGGTTGTTTGCACTGCACCTGCTGGCGATTGCGTGGCAATGTAGTTGTACAGCAACTCATCGCCAAACTGGTTGACAAGCGTCTGGTATGGGATTGCTGTGCCAGTGGTGTTGAACGTGGCGCTAGCAACTGGGTTGAGCACACTTGTTCTGCCCTTAAACGTCAGCACGCCAGCCGCGCTCATGTACAGGTAGCCCTGCTCGCTGGTCGTGACGAGTTGCAAATAGTTGAGCAATTCTGTGTCTTGTGCAATGCTAAACGATGCTGACGCAGCAGTGCCGCCAAGTATTGATGATCCAGTGCCGATGCTGGTAGCGCCCTGGTACAAAATCTCGGCATAATCAAGCACTGTAGAAATGCGTGTACTGGTTAATTCTTGCGTTGTTGTGTGCGCGTTGAGCGTCTGATTAGCAAGTACTGTGAACTGATCCGCGCATGACGCGTACATCATGTCCTTGTTTGACATGTCGTAGTCAAGATTCCAGTCGGTAATGAGTCCGGTGTAAATTGGCGTGCCGTTTGCCTTGATGATGACAGGACAGCGCGGTAGAACGTATGGGTAGTAAATGCTGGCCGTGTTCAGTGGATCCAGGATGCGACTGGCGTTGTAAAATGAGATGGTTGCTGTGCCGGCATTAAACTGATCTAACTGCCTGCTGCGCCCTCGATTAATGTTGACCGACTCCACCAGGCTAGTGAGATCGGCATAGACAGTGCCGCCAAGTGTGCCACGCCCTGTGGTGTCAAGTACACCATACACCGCATCATCAAGCAAAAACGGTTGACCAAATCCTGTCGTTGTCTGGAATCCCACCAGCACTTGAATTGTAGGTACAGCCATTACACGCCCAGGAACACTTGACCGCTAAGCCGCTGCGCCTTTTGGATTGCATCAATAATGTCCTGTCCAATCTGTGCCGGTGTACTGACTAGCCCAGCATTGACCGTGATGTTGTTTGTAGTGCCGCCGCGTGTCGTCATAAATGCGCCAGCAGCCGCGCCGCCAAGACCGCCACCTACATCAGACAGGCTCTGCAACCCTGCGTTAAGTTCATTAACACCAAATCCGCCTACGCCCAAAATCATGTCATCAGTAACTTTAAGCCCTGCGCTAGGCCCAAGATTAAGCAACTGAGCAAGTCCTGCCTGGCTAAGACCCATGCCGATCATTGTCTTTAGATTGTTGCCAAATGCTTGGGCATCAGCAATCTGCTTTTGAAACGCTTGACCTGTAGTTATTTTGCCTTCACTGGCGGCTGCCGTTTGCTGTGCTTCGCTGATAGATGCAAATCCAGTCACAGTGTCTTGGATAGATTTTGAGTAATTGCTGTACGCAGTTAAATAATTTTTGATTGCGTCTTGTTCTTTTTTGGTTGCTTCCGCTTTTTTCTTTGCTGCTTCTGTTTCTTTATCTTTAGCAACAGTTATTTGTTTTGATGCGCTAATGCTTTTGGCAACCACTGGCTCAATCTTGGCAAGTGCCTGCTCTTGACCCTCAATGGCTGCTTTTGTGTTGTTATTAGCAACGCTCATTTCGTCTGTTGCTGCGGCAAGTTTCTTTGCTTCATCGCGTGCAGATTCCATCTTTTTGTTGTACAACACAAACGCTGCTACGCCAGCCAGCACTGTGACAATGCCAATGCCGGTAGCAATCTGGACTGCTGTAAACGATGCCGCTAGCGCAAGGTTCACGCCAATAGTTATTGCGGCAATGGCTTTTTGTGCCACCAACGCGGCTTTAGCAGCAACAATTGCTACAGCCAGGCCGCCTACAGCAACTCCAAACGCAATGATAAATCCTGTGTTGTTTTGTGCAAAGTTTCCAAGATTCTTGATTAATGGCAACACCAGTTCAAGCACAGGAATCAATGCTTTGCCGATTGCCTCTTTTGTTTCGTCTAGTTGAATCTTAAGAACCTTCATTTGTCCAGCAGTTGTGTTGGCTGCAAGTTCACCAGCGCCGCCAAAGTTTTTCTCTAGCACAGCAAATGCTTCAGCCGCGCTTGCGCCGTTTTTGATTAACAGCATCAATTCTGGTGACAGTGCTTTTAATCCTTTAGTGTTGCCGGCAAATCCTCGACTCATTGCTTCTGCAACTTCAGCAAGTGGCTTGGATGTTGCCGCCGCAGTGTCTATAGCAATTGACATCAAATCTTGCGCTTTAGTGACATCCTTTGTGGCTAGCGCAAGTTTTGCAAACGCTGGCCGCGCTTCTGTGTCTGTAATTGCGACTGAGTTGCCAAGAGAACTAATGTATTTTTCAACGCTGGCAATTGTTTCATCCGTTGCGCCAGTGCTGACAACCAACTGACGTGCAAGTGCGCTTTGTGCTGCTTCATCCTCAATCGCTGCTTTGACGGACAAACTTGCTGCTACAGCCAATCCACCTAATGCGGCTGCTGCCGGCAGTGCCGCTTTGCTAATTGCAAACTGCGCTTTTTGTCCGTTGGTTTCTAGCGCTTTAAATTGATTAATTGCGCGAGTAATACCTTTGCCATCAAACTCAGTAATAATTGGAAGAATTACAGCCATTAGCCAGGACTCCAGCCCTTTGGCACTTTGTGTGTGTATTGAATCGGCTCAGCAATCAAACGTGTTGTTTGCCGCATGATGTACTGCACCAGTTCAAGCATCTTGTCTTGCACCTGCGGCGCGGCTTGCTCATACGCACGCCACATGACACGCGATGGCTTGCCAAATCGCTGGTTTAATACGCTGAGCATTTGCGCGCCTTGTTTTGTGTGGCTTTGACCAGTTGCATCAAACAGAATTGCATCACGGCTTGCCCACTTAACACCAAACGCTGCCAGGCTTCGAGTGCGACCGCCAATACTTTTTGGTCGTTTTCCAGACACAAACGATGTAATTTTCATGGCTTCAGATCCTGACCAGGGCAGGATGTTGTCACTTGAGCCTCTTTTGTTCGGCGAGTAACTGCGATTCCAGCCTGACATCGGCGCTTTGCCTGGCACATCCTCTTTGGCTTGCATTAGCAATGGCGCGGCAAGTTCACGAAACTCAACAGTGATCTGCCTGCGTATTTTCTTGTCAAGCGTGTTGAGATGCGCCAGCGCTTCTTTAATGCCTACTACTTCAATACTGGTGGCGGCTGTCATGGCTTCCTCGATTCATTGATCAGTCTAACAACTGCAGCCACGTCAGTTGTCTCAAACGGTATCTCTGGCGGCCACCATCCGGTGTGTAGCAGGATCAGTGCTAGAGCGTGTCGATAGCCGCCTGTGTAGGGAGTTCATCGTCTTGCAACACGAACTCACACACAGTCAAACGCTTTAAGAACGTGTCAAACTCACCAGGTATCACAATGCCGGCTAGACGGCTTGCCTCATACGCAAGATAGGCAATGTGTTCCATTGCAATGTCTTTGCCAAGTTCGGTAAATGATTTCTTGAATCTGCGTTCCCACAAGACGATTGTGTACAGATTGGTAGAGACTTCGTAGTCCCCTTCACCTTGATTGACTTTTAGCGTTAGTTGCATCCTGCCGCCTGCTTTCTGTTAGTTGTTGATCAGGTTGTTGCGGCTGTGTAAGCGCCGCCTTTTGTAGTGACTGTAACCATGCCAAGTTGTCCAATTTGTGCGTCAATGACTTTTACCGATTCTAGATACGTGCCGGTCAATGTGAAGCCAGGGTTAGTTGCCGATGCTGCAGCGGATGTTGGACTGACTACGACGGTAATTGAGGTGCCGATTAAACTTGCAAGTGTCGAGTAAGTTTCTGAGGCGCTGTAGGATTGCATGAACTCACCAGTAAAGGTTGAAGCCTCCATCCCAGCGGTATAGACCCTATTTGTAGAACCAAAAGCCGAACTCTCAAGAGCCTCAATCGTTCTTTCAATCGAGGCCGATTTGCACTGATCCGATAGATCCACAGTGGCAATAAGCACCTTTGCGTTTGAGAGATAAGTTGTAGTTGCCATGATTAGTCCTCAGATCCGTCTGTGCCGGCTGTTTCTATTGTAGCCGATTTGGGTTTGGTGTTTTTGGTTTCTGTGATGAATCCGCCAGCCAATAGCCAGGCAATGTCAGCGCCCTTGATTGGTACATACGGCTCACCTACATGACCAATTCTGGCTGATGTGATTGTGTACATTGTGTCTCCTTTATGCTTGCGATTTTAGGCTCATGGTCATGTTGTAGGCAGGGTATGTTGCGCCGCCAATCTCCACGCTGCCTGGCTGACCAGACATTACGATAATGCCGCTTGATTGCACCTTTGCACAGATGCCAAGAATCTGACGCAGTACCGGCAGACCAGCAGGCCCTGATCCGATGACCTTGATAGGAAACGACATCTCAATGACCTTGCCGTTGCCGGCTTGTGTCTCCCACGATGGCGCGTCAATGAACACGCAATTAGGCACAATCTTTGTGGCATCGGTGACCACGCGTAAGCCCACTACAGCAGTGAGCGTGGCAGCCACGTCATCGATGGCTTCATTAAATAGGTCGGTGTAAGCCACTAGGCAACCTGTGGCCGATCAATACCGAGCAGTTGCTTGATTACTGCTGTCATGGCATTGACATTGCCGCCGCCCATGCCGTCAAAAGTACTAAAAGTGTCTTGAACGCTGCCGCGAGCGCGCCACAGCGCGGCTGCATACATAAGCGTGCCAAGTTTCTGATCGTGACCTGGCACAGTTGTCAGGCTGTCAAAGTAGCCAGATTCTTGCCTGCGCCGATAGCAAAAGTCGTTGCCAGCGTTTCGTGCCTGTGTTGCCAGCGTAAAATCGTCTGATGGGTTGTCAATAGTTACGCCAAGATAGGTGACTAGTTCTGCCGTTGTGATCCATGTGCAGGACTGCGTGTAGGTGACTGTGCCGGTATAGATGACCGTGTACTCAACGTCTGCACCAGTGCAAGCAAACAGCACTTGATCCTCGCGCGGTACGTTTGCATCAAACAGCAGCGCGCCCGTGTCAGAGTCAGTGCCGATGTACTCATACAGCGGTATGTCAAGCACAGTAAACGTGCCGTTAAACGGTGCGCCCAGAGATGCAACTGTGATTGATTGCCCAGTGACTATCTCTGTGGGTTCAAGCGTCTGCAGTACTGCGTAGTTGTCTAGCAGTAGTTTGCTCTGCGTGTTGTATGTAGCCATCGGCGGTAGCCGCCTTCCTGACTAAGCCTGGGTAATTTTTTGAATCATTGACGCATTGGCTTTGAAAGTTGCAAAGTATCCGTGTGTGGAGACAATGCGAGTCAAGGTTGCTGGTGCATCAACTGACAAGATTCCGCGCCAATCCTCATAGACCTCGAAGCCGATGTCTTTCATGATAACCATTGTCTTTGCAGCAAAGTTGTTATCAACAACCAACTTCAAGCCAAGTGGGCCTTGATCGTTGCGACCTTCAACTGATGCAGATGTTGCATTGCCTACGCCGATGCTGTTCATGCCGGACAGTCCACCGTTAAGGTTTGCAAACAATGTGCGACCTGTGGTGTCTGCAAGTTGCATGATCAATGAATACGTTGCTGGATCAACAAACATGTGCGTTGGCAACATGTTGGTTGCAGCAAGTGTCACCACTGCAGCGTCATAGATTGACTTGTAAAGGTCAGCAACTGTGAGATCCCACACGCCAGCAGATGTTGCCGCTGTGAGCAATGAGTCTGCTGCCTCGTTGTCGGTTCCGACCATGTAGCCGCCCATAAGGTCATTGATTACAATCTGCAATGCTGCAGGATCGGTGAAGTCCAATGTCTGGTAGGAGATGTTGGCACTGTTTGCAAAAGTCAGTTTTGTGACCGTGTTGTTTGCCACCACGCCAGTCTGAGTTGCAACTGCAGCGCCTTCAGTTTGTGATGTTGCTGTTGCTTGATGCGTTGTAATTGTTGGACGGTTAAACGTACTTGCAGGAGTCTGCGGCATAGCGCGAGCGCCAAGTGCTGACACAACAGGACGCATGAAATTTATGTCCTGAAATACAGGCCCCATCGTCACTTTTGTGAGCAATCCTGGAACACTCGTCAGAAATTCATCACCTGCAGCGCTTTGCACAAGTGGATCGCGGTGATAGTCGGTGTAGTCCTTAAACACTTTTTGTGCATTGACCCAAGCATCGCCACCTTTGTGGAACGCTGCCATGTACTCCCATGAGTTAGGGATGCGTGGCTCTTTGCGAGCCTGTGCAAATTGCACTGGTGCGCTTGCCTGGATTACTTCTGGTGCGATTACTTCTGGTGTTTCCACTGGTGTCTCCTCGATTGGTTCGGTGGCTTCGCCGGAATCGCCGCTGTCATTATTACACAAATCATCACCGTTTACATCGGAACTGGCGGCAACTTTAGTGATGATTGCCCCCTTGAACGCTGGACTGGGGACAAGGCTGAGTTCGATCCAGTCAGCAGCCTCGATGACCATTACGCCATCCTCGTTGTAGGTGAACTTTGTCGGATTTACGCCCACGCTGACGGAATCAAGCACGCCATCGGCCGCCAAGATCAGCGCCTCGTTGCCAAGCGTTGTAGTGCTGACTTTGGCTGAGAAGTACATTGCCTCTGCTGAGTCCACGCGCTCGCTGACAATGCCAATGGCCTGGCTGGAGTCATGCGACATGTAAAGTTTTGGTTTCTTGCCTTCAACTGGCAGTGAGCCAGGTGCGAACATGACCTCAGTGCCTGATGCGTTTGCCACCACGTTGTATGGCACTGCAATGCCGGTGATAGTGCGCTTAGGTGATCCATCGGCTGCCGCGTCAATGGTAAACGTGTTGGTGATAAGTGTGATCATGCTAGGTTCTCCTGTGTATTTTCTTGAATCATTTGTTCGTGCATTGCGTCTGCTGCGTAGTTCTCCATCAGATAATCGTCAGTGTCAAACTTGACATAAGTGCCGCGCGGCAAGACGTTGTTCATGCTTAGTGTGCTGGCGATGCAATCGGCGTATGGCTTTACGCCAAAGATGTATAGATCAGCGCGTGATTGCTCACTGCTGGTGTAGGCATAACTGCCGGTAGCAACGCCCACAAGGTATGGCGGTACGCCGCACAAACGTGCCAGATCGAGCGCGCTGTATTGTGCAGACTCGATCATCAGCATCTTGTCTGGTGTCGCATTGCTCGGCTCATAGGACAGAAACTCATTGAGCACTGCAGTCTGTGACGACAGGCGCGCCTGATTAAACGCTGCGCCGATGTCCGCCAACTCAGTCGCACTCAGCGGCTCGCCGCCTGTCTGCTTTAAGATTCCAGATGGCAATGATGTGCGCGCCATGTTGTAACGCGATTCCTCAACCTTAAGCGCGGTTGCAATCGTTTGCGCTGATGAGTAGATGATGCCTTGAATCGGTGACAAGAATTGCACCACATCTGCAGTGGGTAATTGTTGTCCAGCAAAGTAAATCTCATTTGATGGCCCAAAGAATACAGGCCCTGCTTGATCAGTTGTCGTGATGCTGGCAGCAGGCAAACGTGTAAACGCTGACGGAAATCCAGAACTTTTGTCTCTTGCAGTAATTGCCCAGAACGCACGTCCTGTGAACAATAAATCATCGAGTGTCCAGGCCATGAGAAATCCAAACGTCACGCCAGGATCAGGCTGACGCAGCCATGTGCGCGGCGCAAGATCAATCTCTTCCATCTCGCCAGTCGCATCATTAAACATCTCGCCGTACATCTGCAGTGGCATACATGAAATAACTGACGCAAGCAGATCGCGTGATCGAGACACGGTAGCCAGGCTCATTGCGCGCTGGCGCGCTGTGCCTTCGGTGTACTGGTAGAACTGACCGATGCTCGATGTTCCACCAATGCCCACAGCAGCCTGAACGCTAGGCGCTGGCGAGATTGCTGCCTTTGTGACTGTCTTGTTTGCAAAGATTCCCATGCGCTTATTATGCCCTATCTAATCGCGCCGGATGTAGTGATCGCCAGCCTTGTATCCGGCAGGATGACTGACGACCACCAGCGACATCTTAGCGATTTACGACCACCAGCATTGGCTTGTTCTTGGTGATTGGTCGGCTCGCCATTGCACTTGCAAAGATCATGCAGCGCGCCAACTCAATTGGGCCTGGAGACTTCTGCGATGACAGAGCACTGCCGCCAAGTGTCTTGACCATGACCGCGCGGTTGACGTGCTCAGCAAGTGAGTTCTCGCCAGTGTGCCACAGCCTGCCCTCAATGATCATGCCTCGAATCAGTGGCGTGAACTTTAGTAACTCGCCATAGCCCACGACAGTTGATCGCCGGCGGTACATCTCTGGTAGGTGTACATCAAGCGTAGGCGTGATGGCTAACTGCACGCTCTGATCAATCAGCACGCGCTCGACTTGTAGCCACATTGCCTGCTCAGATTCTGTTGTAAACTCCACAGTGCAAGTCACTGATCCATCATCATTTGCCACAGACCGCACGCCCACGTAGCGCGAGTCATCAACACTGCTATCAATACTGAGCACGCCACCAGCAGGATTGATGGCTTGAACTTTGCGCTGATCCCAGATGCCAATGGGCATCCATCCCTGGGCCGCCGCTACCCATAGATTTAAGTGAGCGCGCAACCATGACGCTCGATCAGGTGACTGCGATGCCGCCACAAGTGCTGACATCTGTACCGTCTTGCCAAGCGCAGGATTAGACCAAGCCCACCATTGCTGATCATCGATGTTGACACCTGGCGGCGGAGACCACTCAGCAAAATACAACTGGCGTTGTACACCAGCATCAATGGCGTTAATTCCCTGCTCGCGCAATAGCAAAAATGCAGTGCTGGATTCATCGCCGGCAGTACTCCACATTGAGAGCAGCGGAGACTTGCGCGCAATTTGTGACGGTCGTACAGCATCAAAGATGACGGTCGCAGGGATTGACCAGATCTCATCAAGTATTGCTAGGTCAACGCTGCCGCCGTGTGCGTTTTGTGGTGTAGCCGCGCGCACTTCCCAGCGCGATCCGTCCGGCATCGTGGCACTTTGTCGGCCATACGACCAGCCAATCTTTGCCCCAAACTTGGCTTCAAGAATCGGCGCAAGCAACAGGAACACAGCCGATGCGCGGTCAAGTTTGTGCGCTGCCGATAGGACAGTCTGCGGTTCGCCACGTCTAGTTGCCTCGACCGTGAGCCACCAGCCAATAAGCGCGGAGAACGCCAGCGTCTTGCCCTGTTGTCTGCCGGTACTGACACAAGACTCACGATGCACAAGATCACCGGCATCATTGTGAGCAAGTTGTCCAGACAGTGCGTGCACCTGCCAGTCCATCAACTCCATGCCGAGATGATCACGCGCCCACTGTGCGACCTGCGGCCCATACGACTTGCCCCCCAATACAAGTGTCTCCAGTCTGGGCAAAGTCCTGCCGGTTAGCGGCTGATCAGATGCAGTCGCGCCAGTTACCGCCAGTCCTGGCTGGTTCGCTTCGGATACGACGAAGCA